CGCTTGCAAAGCTTCTGAAGCGTCTTTATAGGATTCGAGCCTTGCAATTTTGACCTTCCCTGGTGGTAGTACGCTTGCAGCATCTTCCGCTGCTTTTCTTCCAGCCTCATCTCCATCAAAGAAGAGAACAATTTCCGCATAACCTTGGAATAAATCGTATTGTTTCTGTATATCTTTTTTGGCTGATGCAGCTCCATGTGGAAGCGATACGTGTGGCCAACCTGTCATCGCCTCCCATCCAGAGGCAGCGTCTAATTCACCTTCATAAACAATGATGCGTTTACCACTATTAGGAAACAAATGCTGACCAAACAGAGTATCGGTACTAGTACCTTCATAATAGAAATCCTTTTGTTTAGTCTTTACCTTTGCTCCCTGAAGTATTCCATCGCTTGTGAAATAATGGAAGCGTAGAAGTTCTCCGTCTCGGAAGATTTTGTATTTTTGGTTTGTCTTCTCACTGATTCCTCTACGTTGCAGCCGTACGGCAGATCCTTTGAGTTGAACATTTGTAGACATTTGATGATTGTGAATAATTTCTCCATTCCCAGGAGTACGGGCGTGACATACAAAGCAGTAGGTATGTCCATCTGAATACTCAGATTTTGCATCACTACTGCCACAGTTTTCACATGCTGTATGTCTAACGAATTCGCTCTCTAAGTGAGCCATTCAATTGGTATTGTGTGGAACGCACACCATTTGATGCCATGTTTATCGCACCACTTGGCATACGTGGTTTTTGATTTCTTTGAGATCTTATTATATGGAGATTGAAAGACCATTCTTATATCTAAGTCAGGGTTTTGTTCTTTAACAGCTTTCATCTTCCTTCTATCTGCTGAGTCCCAATAACCTTTAGTTTCTAAGTAAACACCATTAGGTAATAAGAAGTCAGGTGAATAATTATGTTGTATTTGATAGGGAACCTTAGTAGGTTCGTATTCATAATCAACACCTAATTCACACAGCAAATCTGAGACCTTCTCTTCAAGCTCAGACCTGAACATTAGAAGTCATCTTCTACTGATGCTGGCGTACCAGCTGCTTCTACATTTGGTTCGTCAGTTTTAAAACCTTTAGTCTTGCCAAATAGTTGAGATACTTCTTCTTGATCTAAGTCTCCAGTATCTACACCAGCTCCTCCCTTAACCGTCACGATCTGTACTCCAGAGAGCTTCAGAGCCGTTCCATATGTAATCTTATCTCTTAGTATATAAGGCTTCTGATAGAACCCTAGCTTCACCGTAGACCCTGCATAGACAGGAGTATTAATATCACTAATAGGAGTACCTTCCGTATCGACCACTGGGGGTTTTTTATCTTCAGCCCATGAGAATTTGATGATGTATTTTCCATCTGATACCTCCTCCCAAGGCTCAACTTTTAGAGTACTACGTCTTGGGTCTTTAAGTCTAGACTCAGCCCATTTAAGACAGTCTCCTCTTTCTTCTTCTAACTTATCTATTAAGTCCTTACCTACTATAGCTCTCAAGCTATAACCGTATTGACTTGGCTTCATTACAGCCTGGTACCCATCTAATACAACAGGATCAGGTGTGACGTGGATGTTTCTCATTAACAAAAAAAGTAAGTGGATTCAATTACCTCGGACGGTTTAAGGTCTCCGATAATCGGTGGTTCTGATTCAGCCCCTATTTGGTTAGCAAAATCTGTTAAGTAAGCATGTTCTGCAAATAGGTGCATATATTTTTCTCTGACAATTCTAGATAGCTCTGTCATGTCAGTCGCTCTACATAAGACACTATCGTGTATTAGAGCTATTGGATGATTAAAATCTAAAGCTGATAAACATAAAAGACTAGCATCTAAAGAGTGAATGAGGTTAGGTGCTGTAGCAGCTTTGTGTCTAGCCCTATCAACCTCAGCACTATCTCCAGTACTGACTCTCATATTACATTGACCTAAAACTTGTAAGGTTATACGTTCATATTCTTTCTTAAAGATTCTTTGAACGACAATAAAACCTGATGGTGTTACCCATTCAAGTTCTTTAACACCACGCTTAATAGCTTGGCTGACCTCATCCTCTATCCATTTCATAACCTTCATAGGTCCAGGGACAATGACATTCATTGCATCTCTAACAGCTTGAACTGTTTGAGTTAACTCTTCCTTCTCAATCTCCACACCTTTTTCTTTTAAAGCATCTCTTATGTATGACCTATTACTAAAAGGTTTAGCATTGTAAGGTATTGTCATTACTGTACGTTTAGTACATTTACGATCCCAGTGAGGACGTATCTTCTCAGGTATATTTGACTTAGAAGTTTCAGCTATTACTTTATAAGCATCTTGTGGTTTATCTGATGGTAATACATTAACAAGTTGAGCTGTTGATTTATCTTTAGCTAAACCTGCAAGGATCTGTAGACCACTACATGTAGCGTCTATAGCTACTGGTAGACCAGTGCTAATCCGATCTCTTTTTATTACACAGTGATAAAACTCATCACATGCAGCTAGAAATTGCCAAGGTTCCTCAGCAGTTTCCCATTCATGTATGTTGCTTATAGGATCTTCCGCGATGATTGTGATGATGTCCTCATTCTCATAAGTCCATGATAACCGATCATTAAGAGTTTCTTTATCTAACCCATAACAAGTAGCAACTTGAAACCTTAACCATCGCTCTGCCTCATCATCCATGAAGGATTCATCAGCAAATCTTATGAGACTCTTCCCAAAGTCAGTATCTTGTGGTGTTAAAAATGCAGGGATAGGGTAAACCCTACCTCTGTAATCAAATGACCAAGGAATGTAGAACTTTTCTTTATTCTTAAAGCGTTCTACTGTCTCCATTGTCATTCTTGTACGACAAGATTTCTTAAACTCTTGAGCTTGTCTATTTAAGACCTCAGCTGCCTCTCTCCTGTATTTCTTTCTAGCTATTTCGTTATCAGCTATATCAACAGGTTTAGGAGGTAGATCATGATGGCATATTGGTAGGAATTTACCCACCTTTATACCCTTCCGTTGGAGTACTTCAGCTACCTCCACAACGAAAGGGTTCAGGGTATAAGCAACCTTTTGTATTTTGTTAAGGAACTCAAAAGGCTTTTCTCCCTGTATACATGACGACTCGCTCCTGCGTACCATATCATGGCCACGCATTATCTCGTTAAGTAAGTAACCACCTGGCTTTTCAGCTGTCCAGTCATTAGGCTCGATTAACATAGGCCAAGCTAGTGGACTAAATAGTTCAGCGTTGTGCATGACTTCATCCTTGATGGCCATGAACTCAGGTGTAGGTACTACGTAGCTGTTCTTTTTTCTACCTTTGTAAATAATTTGCTTATCAAACCATTTACTTGTTTCAATTACACAACTTAGTAACCAACCTCCAAGCTTAACCCTATTACCACGACCCCATGTATTCCATTGTTGCACTTCATAACGATTCATAAGTGTCTGAATTACAACAATCTTTTGATCTGTTCCTATTGCTTTATGCCAGTAATTCTTCTTAAGTGTATTAAGTAAACCTGGAGCATGACGTTCATAATGTCTGATTTGACATTCATTCTCTACTCCTCTACCTATAGCATCGCAAACATTTACTATCTGGTTACTCTCTTCTTTATGACTAAATACTTTATCAATAGTAATCTTACATGTTATTGCTGCAGCTGCTAATGGTTCAATATCAGCTAAGTACTTTTTAATCTCCCTAAAAGATACTCCTGTATGTCCTTCATGTATCCTGGTATTCGTTTCCTTAATCCTATTAACAACTAATGGTAATAAGGCATCAATGGTTGTTATACCATAGATAGATGCTGAAGCATAGGATTTATCCTCTAAGTTCTTAGTATTGTCCCTAAGTCTCTTGAGTCCTTGAGCAATAGCATCACGTTCGTGGTTGATTTGCTCATCTATTTGAGCTGGTGTTGGCATTAGTCTGCATCATCAAGTATTTGCTCTTCCATGAGCTTGATTATCTCATCCATATGAGGATGTTCAGTGATTTGTTTGATCAACTTAGACAGTTGGATCTGTTCGGTTTTTTTTGTCATTGTAAAGTCTGGGTGAAAGTTTGTGAATAGCTTCATGATCACACACAATAAACTCATGTGTCTCTACTAAAGCTCTGATCTTATTCTCAGCAGCACGTCTGTATTTATATGAGTACTCTCTAACTTTACCTGTCTTGAGATTTGTCGCACGTATTATAGCTTCATGACTACTAGGTAGTAGCCAATTAGCTATATATATTGCATAGAATTCATCAAAAGGTATTGAAGGAAAGAACTCATACTCAGTGTCAGCCACTGCTTGCCAATTGTTTGGATAATACTGTCTACGCTTTTTCTTCATGTTGACCCCATGTGAATACTTCTCTTGTGTCATCATCCTCACAAGGTATTACGTCCTTGAGTGTTTCATCAAGTAAACCTGCAAGGTTGATAGCTCGATAGCCAGCTTCGATGTTGTCCACACCATTTACTATGTATTCATTTTTATTAGTCAGCACAACAAAACGCCTAAGTGGGCGGTTGTACGGCTGATGATTGTGAACCATACTAATCTCTGTCTTGAACGTGAAGGATGTATAAATCCCTCATCCAACCCCGTAGGGCTGGAGGAGAGAATCATTCAGTAGCAGCCAAAGACTTTTCAGCTTTGTGCTTTGCTCTGTTGGTTTCTAACTCTTTCTTTCTCTCAGCTGCCCACTTAGCAGTTTGCAAGCTTTGAGGTGTGATGGTGTATGTGTCTTCATCGCACTCGCAAATGGTAGAGATACGATCAGCAGCTGCCTTCCAAGAGGCAAACACACCATCTATTCTGATTCGACTTGTGTACTCGCACTCGTAGTGTACAACATACACAGTTTTTAGGTCGTCGTTGAGCATTGGATGATTAAGTAAAGAACGAAGGGAGAACCCTTCAAGCTACCCCGCAGGGCAGCTGGAAAGGATCAATACTTGCGAGTAGAGGTTAACTCTCTCACATGAAAGAACCCTGCTAATTGAGGCTCTTGCTTCATCAAGAGTCTAGCATAGTATGGCGTGAGGCTATTAGAGAGCTTAAACTTAGTATCACTCTGCAATAGAGCATTGAATCTAAGTATCTCGAATAGAGCCTTCATGCCATAGCTAACAGCACCAACACGCTTGAGCCTAAGAGCTAATGTCCTAAGCTTTTCATAGATGCGTGGGTTGCGTTGATGATACGCATTGAACTCTTGTTGTAGTGCAGTCATAGGTGCGACGCGAT